CGACGAAGGAGCGGTGGGACGAGACCAGCGCCCGCACCAAGGCGTCCGACTTCGGCTCCGTCATGCAGGACCTCGCCGCCAGATTCCCTGCGCTGGCCAACGACAACGGGAAGAGGCTGAGGGACCTGTACGAGAAGGGCGAATGGCCCTCCGACGGCAGCGTGACCCTCAGAGCGCTCACCGCGAGATTCGCAGAGATGGCCGCCTCGGGGGACGAGGAGACGAGGAACGTCGGGAACCTGTTCCTGTCGTCCCTCAACTCGTATGTCAATTCGAGCAAGCTGGGCAACCGCATCGCATCCTATTCCCTGAACGACCGGAACAGAGCCATCAACGGGCATGTCGCGGAGCTGAAGGCCGCGCAGGCGCATCTGGACGAGCTCGCGGAGGAGGCGGCCGACGGAACGCTCACGCAGGAGCAGGCCGCAGAGAAGGCAAAGTACGAGGCCCGCATCGCCATGGAGCGCAGCCTCATCGAGGGCCTTCAGAAGGGCGTATCGGATATGAACATCGACGAAGGTGTGCTCAGCGATGCGTACAAGGACCTGCACAAGGTGCTCTTCAGGAGCACACGCGACGATGTCACCGGCGCAAGGTTCGATGTCAACGACCCGAAGGTGCAGGAGGCCCTCGCCAGATTCGACTCCGTCGTGAGACGCTACGAATACAAGTACTTCAACAGGCTCCTCGACAGAGGCGCCGCGGTGAGGGGCGTGCTGGACGGGCAGGACGGCGGCGGGGCGCCCCTCCCTCCGCCCGGCGGGCAGGGCGGAAGGCAGGTTAATCCCGGACGTCAGAGGCAGAGGAAGAAGACTCCTCCGGCGGACGGCACTCCCGATGTCGCCGATATGAGCGGGTACGACGAGAGCAGACCGCTGGATGTGGGCAATGCGACCGTGTACGACAGGAACGGGAATCCCACTCTGGCCAAGGTCGTCGTGGATGCGAACGGCAAACCTCTGCTCGGCGAGGACGGCAGACTCCGCTTCGTGGCGCTCCGCGGAAAGGAGGGGGGGAAGAGATGGGTCGAGATCGACGGCAAGGGCGCATACAAGGGAGAGCTGTACGAGCGCAAGGCTCCTGAAGGCGAGGGAGCAGGAGGCGATGCGGATGTCCCTCCCGGGGGCGAGGATGAGGCTTCCCATGATGATGCCGAAGATGAGGCGAAGCCGCCCGAAGGCGAGGGTGCAGGACTGGGCGGAGGCGACAGACAGGACGATACGAACGTTCCGCCGGAAGGGGAGACCGTACCTCCGGAGAAGGAGAAGGCCAAGAAGCTCACCAGAGCAGAACAGCAGTACCAGACTCGGATGAAGAATGTGCAGAGGTCTGCTCTGGATGAGAGCGAGGTTCTGTCGGACGAGGAGGGTGCGATTCTCAAGGAAATGCTGGATGGAAAACTGTTCCAATTCGACGGGCGCTCCAATGAGCTGGTCGTGCCGAAAACCCCGGCGACGATAGAATCCAAGATGAGTCTGTTGGCAGATTTCAAAAACAGATATCAGCTATCCGATAGATTGAACAGGATCGTCGATGGGTATCTCGGCAGGCTGGCGGAGGCAAAAAAGGCTCTGTCCGGCGAGAAGTCGAAAGGCGATGGCAAGAGGGAGGATGCTGGAAATTCAATCGAACCCAACGAATTCTTCCACAGGTCGGATGGCAGGACCGCCGAGAACATCGTCGATGAGCTGAAGGATCTGGGCGTCCTGGTGGACGATGGCAAGGGCGGCCTTGAGATCACGATGCAGAACGATGTTCTCAGAAGCGTCCGCAAAAGGATGGGGAACATCAAGGACAGCGTTCTCAAGAAGGCGATCGGCAATGTGCTCAAGGAGTACAGGAAGACGAAGAGAACGGATGATATCGTGCCTCCTGAAACGGATGCGGATGTGCCTCCCGAGACGCCTGCATTCGACCCCTCGCCTCTGAACGACCTGAACGGCTGGAATCTGGACAATGCCGACAGCATCGCGGAGGGACTGAAGAGCATGGGCCTCGGCAATACCGATGTAATCAGAGCCGCCGTTGCAGATGCGGCCGATGCCGCGGATGCCGAAACGGCCAAGGGCCTTGCCAAGGCGGCTCTCCAGAATCATCTGAGAAGCCTGAACATCGACCCAGATAGGCTGGAGGATGCGCAGAAGGCGAATCTGGACAGGCTGGGGGAATCCCTCGGAGAGCATGTGTGGAATGAAACGCAGACCCGCAGGGAGCAGAACAGGAAGGATGAGGAGGAGGCCGATTCCGATTTCGACGAGGATGCATTCAATAAAAGAATCAATGAGCTGAACTATGGAGATTGGAATGCGGTCAAGAAGCTGTATGATGAAGCGAGACAGATCAAAGGTCTCGATGATGTTTCCAATCGGCTTCAGAATTCGATCATAAACGAATACGATAGCAGATTCCAGCCCGGATCCTTCTATGCGACACTGAACATGGAGACGAATACGGGTCGCAACAAGAGGGACAGGAAGGATAAAGGCAAGGATGGCGACAAGAACAAGGAATGGCCCATCTCTGCGGAGGAACAGACCACGGGACGCGCCATCGCAGACCTGATGGATGCGTGGGACAAGGGCAGAGCGGACCGCGACAGCGGCAAGACCGAGTTCTACAGCTCTCTCGCCGAGCTCTCCAACAGCATCGCGGCACAGCTGCAGACTCTGCCGAAAGGCAAGAAGAACAGATTCGGCAAGCTCATCGACCCCAAGGCGCATGGTGAGACCATCGCCGTTCTGAACCGCGTCAAGGATCTGTTCGGCAAAGAGCAGCTCGGAGGCATATTCAACTCCGTGCTCGATCAACTCAATACAGATTCCGCCTCCGCCAAGCAGTATGGGGAAGGCACGGATGAACGCAAGACCGCCGACAGGCTCGTCCAGGAGGACAAGGCCAAGAAAGATGCCCTCCTGGGCGCATACAGCACCGTCGAGAACGCCTTGAAGGACACCGCATACTCGGGTCTTCTGGAGCCTTGGGCCGTGCCGAAGAAGAAGGATGAGAACGAGGCGGAGACAAGGCGCGAGAACGCGGAGGTGAATGCGAACCGCGGGAATGCCCGCAGACTCGAAGAGAAGGCGAAGAACAAGTCGTACGACGAGTTCATCGCCGATATCAAGGCCGCCAAGAGCGTGAGCCCCAAACGGCTGATGAACTCCTGGGGCAATCTCATCGACAGGTTGCAGACGGATGTCCCGACAGAGGATTCCACGACGAGAGGCAGAGTAGTCAATGGATCCATCAGTGCGGCCAAGACACTGAGAGACGCGATGTATACCACGGAGGGGGCCGTGTATTCCAAGCTCATGAACGGGCTTTCCGATGAGCAGAAGAAGGCTGTCGATGACCTCATGGCCAAGTACGGCCTCGAACCCGTCTTCGGCACGAAGCCTGCGAAGGAGGCGGAACCCGAGCCTGCTTCCGAAACGAGGGATGAGCCATGGACTAAGGACAGGATCGACAAGACTGTGAAAAGCCTGGACGAAACAGAGAACGGAGAAGAATTCTGGAAGCACGCGGAAGGGCTGTTTGATTTCCTGGACAAGGAGGAGAATCCGCGGAGCGATAAAGGCCTCGAAGAGATCGCAAGAAGATTGAGGGACTGCTTCTACAGGGACGGCGAGCTCCGTTCCGAGCTGATAGGCAAAGGAGGGCTCTATGACGATGAGATGTTATATATCGACAGGGTTCTGCATGAATACGGCCAGAAGCCTGTATTCGAGTCGGAAGAGCAGGATGGCGAGGAGGAAAAGAGATGACGAAGCTGAAGATAGTCTATATGGACCCGAGGAAGCTCACGCCCTATGAGAACAACCCGCGTGAGAACGACAACACCGTGCCGTATCTGATGAACTCCATCTCGGAGTTCGGCTTCCTCATCCCCGTGGTGGTGGATTCCGACGGAATCATCATCGCGGGGCATACCCGCATCAAGGCGGCGCTGGAGCTCGGGCTGAAGGAGGTTCCGACCATCTGCGCATCGGACCTGACGAAGAAGCAGGCGGATGCGTTCAGATTGATAGATAATAAAATAAATGAACAGAGCTGGTGGGATCAGGACAAGCTCAGAGAAGAGATGGACAAGCTCGATGTGGAATGGGAGAACTTCGGCTTCGAGCCCCTGCCCGACATGGAGGACATCCCCGTATGGGACGGAGACGGAGGAGAAGAGGTTTCCGAGGCTCCTTCCGAAGCCTCCTGCGACGAGTGCAGGCTCCTGGTGATAGTCCCCGAAGGCATCGATGCGTCCGAGGTGGAGAACACCGTCACGAGCCTGGGCTGCAAGGTCAAGGTGCTGGACCGAGGTCCAGCTCCCAAACTCCTTTCCTCAGCGTCTCCGGCTCTCCGAACTTCATATCGAAGTATCTCTCGGCGAGGTCGGGGCGGTCGCTTTCGAAGTGCATCATTGCCTTCATCGTGGCGCACGGCTTGTCGGATTTCGCATACTCCTGGTTGGCTATGCAGAACTCTCTGAACGACTTCTTCTTGAAGATGGAGGGCTGGTTGCACCATCTGGCCAGCTGCACGTACAGGTCCCTGTACTCGCTGTCCTTGTACGCCTCGAACCTCATGACATACGGAAGGCACTCCAAGCTCATGCACACGCGGATGCGCTCGAACAGGAACTCCAGATCCAGCTGGTCCTTCGACCTGCGGTCGGGCAGGCTCCTCATCGCCATCACGTGGGCGCCCATGGGCCTCTCCGGCTTCGCAGGCGTCTCGTCCACAGGGTCGAATGCGCATATCAGGTAGAGCTTCGTGCTCCTGTCCGTATGCGATCTCCAGAGCTTCAGCTTCCTGTATATCAGCTCGAAGTCGTCCACGCGGTCGAATGCGAACGTATAGTCTCCGTAGTACTTGCACGATGCCAGACGGGATGCCTTCTTATCGGACATCAGGCGGATGTCCATGCCCTGCTTGAAATGGAACGGCTTCCCGGTGGCTTCCAGCTCGTCCATGACCGCCTCCCAGTCCTTGCATCCGAGGATGTTGTCATCCTGGCAGGTGATGTACTTCCTGCTCGGGTCGAGGAACTCCGACACGGGCGAATGCCTGACTGCGCGACGGTCGTGGAACCTGTTCACGCAGAAGTCGCATCCTCTGAAGCATCCTCTGGAGGTGAACCCTATGGAGAAATCGGTGTAGCACAGCGTGAGCGCCCTGCTCTTCCCCTGCGCCTGCATATCCGCCACATACGCATCGTACAGATGATAGTCGGGCATGATGTGCTCTATCTCGTCGCACAGGCGCCTTCCGCCGTCCTCGAAGAATCCCGTCCCTCCGATGGCGTACACCGTCTTCTCCGACGGCAGCGCATCGACGACCTCGCGGATATCCAGATTCAGCGCCCTTAGGTCCGTCCCCATCGCCTTCGCAAGCTTCTCGGGGACCTCGGAGAATGTGAAGACCTTCGACACCAGCACGGCATCGAACGTATCCAGATCGTCGAGATCGGCGGCTTTGTAGAGCGATACGACGTCGCAGCCTCTGCTTCTGCAGTATGCGCTCATCTTCATCTGGGCCAGATTGGGGAATCTGGTCCCGCTGGACATCAGATCGACATCCACCATTCCTATTCTGAGGCGTTTCGCATCCATGGTGCATCATCCGAGAGTACCTATATATATCTATCCTGCATCCTATCTCGGAGAGGACATGGCGGAGAAGCTCGAACTGATGAAGCATCAGCGCTATGCGCTGGGGTGCATGGGCGCGATGGACCATCTGGCCATCTACTACGAGGCCGGAACGGGGAAGACCGCCATCGCGCTGACATGGCTGATATCGGCGATGCGCGACGGAAGGGTGGGGAACGCCCTCATCGTCTGTCCTGCATCGCTCACGAACAACTGGGCGTCCTCCATCGACGGAATGATGCGCTTCGAGGGCGTCACGGAGGCCGATGTGGAGGCTCTGAAGGCCCGCACGACCATAGTCTCGTACCGCAGGACCCTCGGAGACCGCGAAGTGCGCGTATTCAAGCGCGGCGGACGCGAATGCAAGAGCACGATATACCATCCGAAGGCCGAATTCGACCGCGAATGGGACGCGATAATCCTCGATGAGGCCCATTTCCTGGGCGGACATTCGAGCGGACAGACGCAGGTATGCCTCGAATTGGCCAGAAAAGCGCGTTACAGGTACATTCTGACTGGAACTCCTGTCTCCGGCTCGGCCAAAGGCGGGGGGAAGGACTGGCAGAAGCTCTACGGACAGATGAGATTCCTCGAACCGGACATCTGGCCGAGCTGGACGGCCTTCTGCGGGCGGTATGTGGCCTCTCTGGACAAGTGGTTCAAGCCCGATTCGTACAACGAGAGGGCCTGCGAGGAGCTCATACAGGCCCACGGCATCTTCGCAAGGCTCGAAGACTGCGTGGACATGCCCGGATTCACCGATACGGACATCGCCTGCCCTCTTGCGGAGAAGAAGGTGTACAAGGATGTGCGCGAGATGTGCCTCGATGCCTACAATATAGACCCTCAGACGGGAGGTTCGACCTTCGGGAAGCTCCTTCAGGTCTGTTCGGGCCATCTGAGGGACGATGACGGCCGCATCCTGCAGCTCAAGACGTCCAAGGACGAGGCTCTGGAGGACATCCTGCTCGGAACCGACGATAAAGTGGTCATCTTCTGCAGATATACGCCTTCTGTGGACAGATGCGCCGAGATCGCACGCAAGATCGGCCGCAAAACGGTCATTTTCGACGGAAGACGCACCGAAGACACGTCCGTGAAGTTCCAGAAAGGCGATGCGATGGTCATCGTGGCCCAGTATCTGGCAGGAGGAGCAGGTCTGGACCTGTTCGCAAGCCATACGATGGTCATGTACGAGCCGACTCTGAGCTCATTGGAGCTGGCGCAGTCCCGTGCGCGCATATACAGAAAAGGACAGACCGAGAAATGCAGATATCTGTGCCTGACGACGCCGGGAACGGTCGAGGACAAGGTCTGGAAGAGCGTTCTGAACGGCGTGGACGTCACTGCGGAGATGCTCA